AAGTTCATGAGATATGCCCTACAAATCTTGTGGATCACGTCACTGGCCCTTGATTCTATTTTAGTTGGGTTGGGCGCTAGGTTGAGGCTGTGGGCACTTTGTCATCTCGGATTGTATGGGCTTAAGGCTTTAAACACTGTTGAAGCGAGCTTGTCAGTTCAAGGGGCTCAGAGGATTGCTCATAAATTGGCTAGTTTGGCTACCTTGCTTGTGACAATATTCATAGGATTGAATGGGACACTTGTGTGTCTGATGTTGACTCTCTGCTTGGTCCTCGGCATCACAACAAATTTTCCAACTAACAGGAGCATGGCAACTCTGATAATGCGAGTCCAATCGATTACGGGTCTTATTCTGGATGCAATACCCGGGTTTAAAACCTTTGTCCGTTATTGTGTATGGGTTACTCGTGACACACAACGCATATTGTCAGGAATACCAGTTGATGACGATGGCATTTATGCTGCTTATGCAGACTTTCTCGGGGAACCAATTCTGCTAAGGTACAGTGATGAGATTCCAAAAGACACAATGAACCTACTTGCGCTTTTCGGTTTCCAGATGACATCCTTAAGCAGGTTTGTCATTTGGGGTAGCTGGCTTGATTTAACTGTGACACTCATGTTTTCAATGTTGTTGATGTATCTTCTCACACTATTGTCGGCTTTAAAGTTTGTTGCCTTTGAAGCCCTAGATTGTGCAAGGAAATCACTAATGATAACATATGTTGTGATTGTTGCCCCGACTGGAATAGTTGTCGCTATTGATGGATTGCTGATGGGTGTCATTCAAAGCATTGAACAGTTCCTGTCTGGCGAGGAGTTTGTCAAATTTCAGAAGGAGGTCATGTTGGCAGCAGCTTTACTCAAGTCACTCTTGTCAACCGTTCTTCTGGCAAATTATGACACTCGGTATCAAAGTTCCGTCCATAGAGCAGTTCTGCCCCATGAACTCCAGAATTCCTTCAAAGGAAAATTGAAGGACAGAACAAGGAAGTTTGTGAGGAGATTCATAACTGTCATTGACGACTTTAGGTTGCCTGAAGGAATCAATGTGCAGTTCAACAAACCAAGCGTCGAATCAATCAATGCTGGATTGGAGGTCCTGAAAAGGTTGGGTTTGCCAGTGAACACAAAAGTGGCACAAGCGCAATTGGACCAAATTGGGAAAGAGTGGAGAGGGCTTGAACGTATGGTGCTCGGGGTGTCAAACTTCGTTCAGCCTATGAGGAATTTGAATGTTATGTTGGCAGAAGAGCTCAAGGACTGGAAGATCTGGTTTGGCAGGTATTCCCACACTGCTAGTTACACGAATCTAGAGGCAGAGGTTAAGGCAACTAGTCGGTATTTCAAAACCAATGATTTTGAAGTACATGAATCATTGGTTGAAGACATATATTACATGTTACGAGGCAAGTTTGACAATTCTGTGCTCACACCTACCAAAATGATACTTGCCAAATGGCCCAAGAACTATTCTCTGGGTTTTGGTTTTATGACTGAAGACCACAAGAGGGCTCTGAAGCGGAAGGAGGCCATAGAAAAGGTTGGCGGGCTTGCTAGTTTCCAGATCATTTGGGACTCGTTGTTGAAGGAGGCTGCATGTGTAGTTCCTGTGGCACATGTGTTTACCAAGTGGGAAACTCTAAAAGAAAGCAAGGTGCTAGATGGCAAAGTCAGGACGATTGTCGGGACCCCTTTTAGCCACTATGTGCTTTCATCACTCTTCTCTTTTGCGCAAAATGCCCGGCACGTGTTCGAGACAACTCCCATCAAAACTGGAATGCCTCTGAACGGTGCACATTTTAATGACTTGTGGGAATCACATGCCAAAAGGGACAGTCATCATGCAGGTGACGTGGTTGATTATG